TAACCCGCTTGCCGATACCCTTTTATTGTTTCTTACTAAATCATCGCTTCCGCATTCAGGGCATGAGGCTCTTTCTCCTCCAAAGATAACTCCATAATGTGTTTTAGCGGGTATATGTAACGATAATTCTTTATGAACTTTCTCCAATAAGATAACGTCCATTTTACAATACTTAATCATTTTATCCATAGCTGCTTTATCCTTATTCAATACAATGTCCTTCCATAAATCGTAATCGGTATGAATCTTTTGTCCAATGCCTAAATATTTAGCTATGTAATTAAGTTTATTTGAATTGAATTTAAACTTTGAACGTGCGACCTTTAAAGTGTCGATGGTTGTATATGTTGGGAACATATCTATTCTATGAAATAAACAACGAGTGCGGACCCAAGCTAAGTCGAACTTATCGCCGTTATGACCTACTAATTCGTCGGCTTCATTTGCTACCTTGATAAAGTCTTGTAGCATTTTTTTGTCATTCTGCTTAGCGTCCCAATGTAAAGCGTGAGTTTCTTTTTCCTCTTCCCATTTGTAACAAATACAAATGATTGCACGTTCCTTAATAATGCTTTCCGTGCTTATGTTTAATTTAAATCCTGCGGTCCAAAAGAAACCGATGTTTGGGCTTACCTCACAATCAAAGTAAAGTCTTTTGCGTTTTGTTTTTAGTTGGTTGTTGTTTGTTGTCATTGTAGTTTTTTTTCATCTTTTCAAGGATGCGTTGTTTATTTTTAAGATACCATTCTCTTTTATATTTTACTTTATCCTTACACCTACCATCTATATATCTACCCATTTTTTCAGGAGTATTGCAAATATGTAAACCTGTTTTTATTGAATGTTTTATATTTTCAGTTATTGTTACATACTCTAAGTTTGAAGGCGCATTATTAAATTTATTACCGTCTATATGATTAATACATAAATCTTTTGGTCTCTCACCTAAAAAATATTTAGCAACCAATGAATGAATAGTATAAGTTTTATTATTCATTTTAATATCTAAATACCCGTAAGAATTTATTTTTTTAGTTAATTCTCGTCCTTTAGCGTGTTTAGAATTAGAATAAACTTTTACTTCGCCTGTTTGATCCTCAATTTCAATAGTATAATACTTAGGTAAAAAAAATGTCTTTGTCATATATTTTTTGATTTTACCAAAGATACCAAACTTTTAACAAATTGAGTCTCGTATCATGTCCGCTTCCGCTTCTCGCCTTATAACCAGGCCGTCGAGTCCTTTATGCTCCCAAAGCCGTTTAGACTTTTCAATCTCTTCTGCTATCCCTTCATAATCTTTCTTTTCAATCAAATCAACAATCGCTCTCATTTCCTTTCTTGAATCGCCTATTAAACTTGCGCCTCTATTAAATACCATAGAAACTAAAGCGCCTTGAGTGTCCTCGTTAAGATTAACCATTTTAGGATAAATGCTCAACGCTAATTTGTAAAATCTTGGCACCGAACTTTTAACGAACACATCGTAAGCAATATTGTACGGGATACGAATATTTAACAAATCGCCCTTTAAACTCAACTTAGCTTTTTGTCCTTTAAATCCGATAACCGTTTTTAATGTTTTAACGTTTGCCTCGCTTAATGTAGTTCCCCAATCCTTTATGAATTGTTTTTCCGTGTTATAACCCAAATCATAACCCAAACCAATAGTAATTCCACTTTCGCCACCTGGCCATGTCGGTTTCTGCAATACTTTATCATAGTACGCTCGACCTCCCGCCTCGTGTTGAATAATAAAATCTATTGACTTTTTGTTAATCATTCTTATTGGTTAACTTATTTATTACAGTATCAGGGCTAAATATTAACCCAATTCCCAAACCGATTATAATTATTGCACCCGACCAATCAGCCTTTCCCATGTAAACGGAAGCCAAACCGCCACCGATTAAGATTAAGCCTACTAAAGTCGTTTTCCACGCTTTTACATTCTTCATATTAAAACTTTTTATAGTAACCAACCGAATAACCATTTGTCGAAGCCGAAATCGAAAATAAGCCGTTTTTAACCGTTTTAAATCCAAAGCCAACTCCTATGCCTAATTTATTATCAAATGCTCTTAAATCGCCTAAAAAACCGAAATAAAGTTCATTCTTAGCCTTTTGGTATATGTTGTTAGTTACAAATATCGTTTTTTCGTGTAAATCGGCTTTAAACTGCCTCCCCTTGATTGAATTTTCGCTTATTGTGTCAATTATGGTAAAATGCGAACTATCTATTGTAAAAGTGTCCGTAAATAGCTTAGTCGTTAAATAATCGCTAACTATTTTAATTGTATCGTGTATTGTCGTAGTATCAACCGCTAAAACTATAAAAGGGATTGAGTCCCCCTTAGTATATTTAGTAAAAGTTTTCTGTTGGTAAACCGTATCTAATTGCGTAATAACAATAGGATCATTTTTGCGGTAAGTCGATGTTCTAAAGAATAGAATAATAACTATCGCTATTAATATTGTAATAACGACGTCTTTCATTATTCTCTGTCTTGTTTATTCTGCAATGCTATTGCTAAAGCGTTTAAAGTTTGCTGAATATTGTCGAGTTTCTTGGCGATGTTATCCTCTTGCTTTTCTACCATGTTTACGCGCACCTCAAGTTCCTTAAGTTTTAAAGATACTTTCACATAGATACTAATTAAACCTATGATAATAGTTAAGGCCTGGCCCACCAAGAAAACGACAATATTACTCATTACGCTTCGTTTGAATCTTCCTTAGGTGCGCTTTCTTGAGCAACTTTACCTAAAAATTGAAAAATAGGGTTAGCGTACTTAGCAGGAATCTCTAATAAAAACGCTTCTAACTCCTTAATTTGTGCCTCGTTTAATTGTAACATAGTATTTATTTTTTACAAATATATAATTAATTAGTTGGAATTTGCCAAGGCAAAGGCAAAACAATTACGGGCGGGTTAATTATGTTCTCGATTTGTTGGTCCAAACCTAAGTCAATTGCCGCTACGTCTAACCCAGCGTCTAACCATGAGCAAACTTGCTCGTATGTCAAATCAGGATAAGCGGTAAAGTCCGTTGCGCTTGGAGTAGTACATGGCATTGTTCCGTATACTGATACGTTGATAGGTTCCCCGCCTACAAATTGCTCTGCGGTGCGAGTCCAATGTACTGTTATTACTACGTCGGTTAAGCCGTCCTCTTGAGGCTTTGTATCTAATTGATTAATTACCCAATTATAAGTTGTCATATTTATTTATTTTTAAGTTCGTCTATTTCCGCTTTTAATTCTTGAATTGCTTTAATTAATGGTGCTATTAATTCAGTATATGAAAAGCCATATTTACCATCTTCAACCCAAACACCCCCAAAATCAGGCGCTAATTCTTCTACATCTTGAGCAATAATACCATAATGCTTTTTTTCGGTATTTTCTCCTTTTTTCCAATTATAAGAAACAGGTTTTAATTTTATTACAAAATCTAAACCTAAATCAGTTGGAACGATATTTTTCTTTTCGTTTCTATCCGATGTATTAATAGAACCATTTTGAGCATATATAGCTATCCACCTATGCCCACTATCTCCAATATATCCGCCACCATCAGCAACAGGTAAAACCCTACATTGATTAGTGTTTCCGCCAAGTACAAAATTTGCTAAAGAAGAACCATCTGTTGTTCCTATTAATAATTGTCCTGCACCATTAATTCTAATTCTTTCATTTGAAGTAGTGCCATTACTGGTGTTAAATCTAATTTCTCCAGCTGTACTTGTTTCTACTGCTGTTAGATTCAAAATACCACTTGAATAATTTATAACACCGTACTGAGATGTTTGTAAAGTATTTCGTGAAACTCTTATACCATCAGTTAATAGATTTCCTGATGCACCTAATACCTCAAATTGTGCATTAGGAGTGCAATTTACCCCTAAATAACCCGCATTAGTAATACGAACTCTTTCATTAATTGTTGCAACATTACCTCCTGTTCCTGAACCTACTGTTGAGAATGTTATACTTCCACTATCTTGTCCTATTCCACTTCCTGAACCTGTATTTTTATAAATCCAATTAGAACCATTATGATATAGATTGTTAACAATTGCAATATTTGTACCTGATGATATTGATGAATATATTAATCCATAATTTCCTATATCTATTCCTGTATAACCACTTAATGCCCATTGAGGATTTGTTCCGATACCTACATTTCCATTTCCTAAAATTGTAAATCTTACATTATTTGCATAATCAGCTACTTTAAAAGAATAGTTTGTTCCCGAACCTGCTCCCATATATAAACCGTAGCCTGTAGAACTTGCATTATATATTTCGAAAACGGTTGTACCTGCTGAAGAGTAAGAACTTGTTGTTCTATATCTTCCGTTTACTTCTAAAGCAACAGTTGGATTTGTAGTACCAATTCCCATATTACCAGAAGTATTAATACGAACCGCCTCAGTATTATTTGTTTTAAATACTAAAGCCGTATTTGATTGTATTGCTCCAAATGTACTTGAACCCGCTTGTCGTAAATATATATAAGGACTATCGCTTGTTGTTGAATTACAAGTAATAGTTGCAGGACCACCTGTTGGAGTTTGAACTTCTAAATATGCTCCCGCGTCTTGAGTAGTTTTACCAATTAATACCGCACCCGTAGTATAATAAATATTACTTCCTGAAGTAGTCCATTGTGAACCGCTTACCGTCCACGAACGGTCTGCGCTTAAATCGTATGTCGTTCCGTTAATTGTTAATGTTCTTGCAGTTGGTACTTTATTATTAAAAGTATTCCAATCAGTTGAACTTAAATAACCGTTTGTACTTGTTGTAGCTTGACTTATTGTTAAAGTTCCTGAAGTATAAGATAAAGGCGCACCTACTGCAAAATTAGCGGTATCACTTGTTAACGCAATAGTACCTGAGTTATTAGGGAATGAATAAGTATGTCCTACATAAGTATTAAGGAAGTTTAAATTATTATATGCTCCATCGCTTAAATTAATTTGTATTCCACTATTGGTTGAACCTAACGTAGTATACCCCGCAGCACCGCCACCGCTATAAGTATTATCTAAAGAGACACCATTTCTGAATCTTGTTTGATATATACCATTAAATGTAGTAATTCCATTAAATATATTTACACCATCAAAAGTTTTATCCCCTGTAATTGTTTGCGTTGTAGCTATTGTTACATAACCGCTTAAAGAAGGAATGTCGCTCGTTAAAGCAATAGTTCCACTTGTTGCTGGGAATGTAAAAGAATAATCGCTTGTAGTACCCGCAAAAATTAATTCTTGGTATCTACCTAAGCTTAAATTTACTCTTAAGCCATTGCCACCACTTAACCCGCCTAATCCTATATAACCTAATGCAGAAGGACCCGATGAACTATTCTTTAATAAAATACCCGTATCTGCGTTTATTATTGAACTAAAAGTTTTAGCGCCTGTTATTGTTTCCGTACCCGCTAAATGCACCACTAAAGAATCATTTGCGGGAGTATAACCTAATACAGTTGCGATAGATTTATTCTCCCATAATGAAGTTGAACTATTGTAAAATAAACCATCGTTATTTGACGGAGTTTGAGCCGATACATTATGTAATTCGTCTAATTCGTAACCGTTTTGTATTTTAACCTCTACTACTCCTTGAGTTGGGTGCGACCTTACAACTATTCCTACATATACTAAATGATTAGGAGCATATTGTTTTGTTGATGTCCAAGCACCCGCAGTTGTTGAACTTAAATAAAGTTGAGTACCCGCCGAATAAGCTTGAGTATCTAAGTTGCTTAATCTACCAACAACCGTTACATATCCGTTATTGTTATTAGTTATATCTTCTCTTATAACCCCGTAAGTTTGAGCCGAAGTCATGTCGCTCGTAGCTATTGCCTTTGTTACCGTTGGTAAGTTACCATGTCCGCCGTTAATATAAACAACCGTTCCTTTAGTTAAAGTTGCGCCCGTTTCATTATATACTTCCGTGATTAAGTTTTGCGCTTCGGTTATTATTGTAGGAAATGTTACCAAAGTTCCGTCTCCAGCTACATATTGAGCCGATGTACCCGCAAATCCTATGTTAATAGTTCCGCTTGTAGTAATTGGGCTTCCTGTTATGCTTAAAGCGTCTCCGCTCTCAGTTATTGCCACGCTTGTTACACTTCCCGTTGATCCTGTCGCTCTTTGCCAAATACTCCCTGAGTAAATAACCTGGTCGCCATTAAAGAAAGTAATTGCACCCGCTCCGAAGTTGTGCGATGTTCCACCCGTTGCCGCTCCCTCTACTAAGTATACATCTCCCGCGTTACCCGTTCCGTTTACTAAATAAGGAGTGTTTGTTGCTACGTTCCAAGTACCTAAATACTCCATTACGGAGTTAGGCAATTGAGAAACTAATATTTTACCGTTAGTATCTAATTTTGGCACACCATTGGCAACGTTAAATCCCAACGAACTTAATACTCCGCTATCGCCAACGATAACGTCTTGTAGATTTCTAACTTTTGCTCCTCCTGTTATTTGTAACTGTTGACTCATAATAATTATTTTTATTGGAATAACCCCCTCACAAATTCATCGCTTTCTAACGCTCTTGGGAATGTTAATACACCCGTTGTTGAGTTCCACCCTACTTGCTCTCCTGTTGGGCTACTCGTTACAATTTGCCTTACATCGACACCGCCTCTTGATACATAAAGACAAGTTTTGCCTATCATATCGGACCAAGTAATTGTAGTTTCGCCACCCGATGCCGTGTATTGTTTGTTATAAACGCTTCCACCTGCTATGATTGTTCCGCTTGGGTTAATATTTGTTCCGTCGGTTGTGTATTCTCCGCTACCTTGTAAGCTAACCGAATAGGTTGCAATATCCTTCCAAGGCGCATTTATTTGAAAGTTGCTTAAGTTAGTTGTACCGCCTATTATTACTAAACCATCGGTTCCGTTATCAATAACAAACTTTACACTTATTGGAGTCCTATTCTTTTGTATATCTAAGAAATTCAAATAATTGAACCCGTTTAAAGTTACTAACCCGTCGCAGTTAATTGTCCAGGAAGCCACGTCGATTTTATATTCTTTATACCATGCCGAAGTTTGGCTTGTTACTTCTTTTTGCCCTATTTGTACGTTAAAAGTACAATTTGTAGAACACGCAAAGGGTATATCACGTCCTTCGGGGTAAGTTTCCGATGGTGCTTCGTGATAATAAAGCATAATATTTTTACCATTTACCTTGTCTGCCATATTGCAAATTTATATTTTATTAATTAACGGTAAAAATTGCATCTTTACTTGTGTAGTCAATTTTAGTATTAGAAACTTCTAATAAAGTAATATTACTTAAAGTATCATTTATTAAATCAAATTCACAGTTTCCCAAGCTATAATATCTACCCGTTAAAGTATTAGGACCCGTTGTTATATCGTCTATTTTAAACGAAGAGAATAAACTTAAATGAGTCTTTGTACTTGCTCCCGTTTTCTTGCTCATTAAAGACATTAAAGACCCCTCTACGTTAAGTTGGGCTTTAGATTGTATATAATAATAACCTTGAGCGGTTAAAGCTAATAAACTCGATTGAGCGTCTAAAAATGTTGTATCGCCTTGTCTATACCATGTATCGTAAATATAATGTCCAAAGCTATCAACGATAGCGCCTTTAATATTACTATCGCCGTATATGTTTATACCAACCGTCCCGTCAACCGTTTTTCTATTTTGAAAGTTCTCATTCTTTTGGAATGATATTAAATTATAAGAATATTGGTTTGAGAATGTTATCGCAAATTGGCTGAATTGAACGTTTGTTTGTGTTGGCTCTGCTAAGTAAGCTGAATTTTGAACATAAATACTAAAATAGTATTGCGCCGTTACGGGTATTGGAGCCGTTTCAACCGAGAAAGAATTTTCTTCTAATTCGGTAGTACTTCCCTTTACCTTGTAATAATTAGGGTTTGATCCGTCCATTATTTGCCATGTTTCATCGTCGGCAAAATAATAAGTAGTGCTACCATCAACAATTTCTAATCTTACTATACAAGCGGGTTTATCAGGTACTTCAGTACCAACAACCTTATAATTAAAAGATAAGTTTAATTTATCTCCTATAAAAACTCCTTGCGTTGATGTTGATTTCAAAGAAGCAAAAGACGAACCACTTGCCGTTACTGATAATTGATAATAGTTAGCAATATCCCCAACGGTAAAAGTAGCCGCACCCGTTCCACCTGTAGTCGTTAACCAACTCGTTGCGCTCCCAGCTGTTAATCTTCTTAAGAAACCGTTATCAATAACATTTACAGGGAACTCCGAACTCGCCTTAAAATATATTTGAGAGAAACCTTGTCTTAATATTTTAGCTTGAGTATTATCTATAAAATATAAATTATCGTCAAAGTTGAACGGCTTAATTGTATAGTTAATAGGCTCATAAGCAGCCGATACAAGGTCTCCTTCGTTATCATATTTACTTAAATAAATATTATCGGAGGCCATTTCATTTACGTTTGTAATATACCACTCCCCGTTTGCTTGGAATAGTTGACACCCCCAACCCGTTAATAATTGCTCTAAAATATCATAGCAAGAAATAAAATCACTATAATAATAATCGCTAATATCAGGAGTCGTAATTTGTTGGTCGTTAAACCAATTAGACGGCCACATATAAGATTGGCTCATTGGGTCGTTAGAAATATCATCATCCCTGTTATCCATTCCACCCGCGAAAGTCGAAGTAGCAATGTTTAAATTAAATCCTTGAGGATAATTTAATGCGTTTAAGCAGTTAGTTATAATTTCCCTAACTGTTTCTAATACGGTTGTGTATTGTTGAGTTGGAGTGTAAAATATTGTTTTTAACATCGCTAACCCGTCAATAATTGAAAAGCTGCATTCAACTCTACCCGTAGTGAAAGGGCTTGTCATTGCGTCGGCTAATATCCAACCTTGAAATACTAAGTTACCGCTATATGTTAACCTGGCATAATACCTAAATTGATCCTCGTTTGCAAAATCAATAAAGTCGTCTTGGTTATCCGTAATGTCTAAGTTTACGTTTAACTCACTTGCTAATATTGGTTCAAACTGATTATCGCTTGAAGCGTTAGCCTTAATTACGAAAGGACTCGTTGATACAGGGATTGTAATTATACTACCTGAGTAATCCTTTTCGTAAATATCTAATTGGTAAGTATTGCCATTCATTGAAACGGCCGTACTTCTATAATGTATGTTATATGCCATTATCTTCTAACATTTAAAGAGAAATTACTTCTTTGCATTGCTAAAACCAAATCATTACCTTTTAAGGTAAATTGACCGCCACCGCCGCCACCTGAACCACTCATTGCTCCTGCGTTAAACGTGCTATTCATCATGTTACCTAATTTGTTTAATGGCATGATAGCCTCGCTTTGTCCTCCTTCTCCTACCATTGCCATAGTTGGCTGAGAAACAATTCCACCTTCGGCAAATCCAAATATCTTACCAATGCCACCCAAAAGGCCACCGCCCATTCCACCACTTGCTCCACCCGCAGCGGCTCCCGCAGGATTAAGCATAGACATAATAGCTTGGAATATTAATGCCTGAGCAACCGCAGCTATTAATTGTTTAAGCAAGTCTTTAAACATATTGCTAAGCGCTTGTAAAGGACTTTCTCCTTTCTCCATTGCATCCCACATATTCATTAATCCACCTGTAACACTTTTACTTATTGTATCAGCGTAACTTTTTGCTGCTTTTTCAGCATCATCAAATTTCTTTTTATTATCCTTAAAGAAATTATCCATATCCTTTTTACCTAAAGCAAAACTTTTATCACTTTGCTTTTCTCCCGTTTCCCCCGTTAAGGCATTTAATAATACTTTATTTGAGCCTCCTTTTTCAACAGGATCAGCAATTACTTCAGGTTTTTGATTATCTATAAATTTACCAGCGGCTTTAATTCTATCCTCAAACTTAGTCATTTGCATTTCAGTTAATGGAGTCATTAACTCTGCAATTTTTGATTTTGCCTGTTCGTTATTAATACCGCCTAACTTTTTAATAAAATCTTCATAAATCTTAATTTTATTATCTAAGTTTTGTTGAGTACTTTCAAGATTATTTTTTAGTAAAGTATCTTCGGCCGCTAATGCTGAATTAAAAGCTTTTAAACCTTTAGTAAATTGGTCATCGGCACCAGCTTTTTCCCCTTTACTTGTTGCGCTATAATCTCCAGCTTTAAAAGCTTCTCCTGTTTTTTTATCTAATATGCTTTGTAATTTAGCTATTGCTTCTCCATAACCTTTTATGTCTTCTTTACTTTTGTTTAACCCGTCAGTCTTAGTTAATTTATCATAAGTATTAATGACCGCACTTCCTATTCCTCCTGAAGTAACAACTGATTTAAGTGCATCCCAAGTTTTAGTAACAATTGATAAATTTTTTACTTGTTCTTCGGAAGTACTAATTTGTGCTCTTAATTGTTTTGAATATTCTTCTCCAATTACTTTTACAATAGATTCTATTTCTGCTTTTCTAAGTAAGGCATTAGAAATTTTTCTTAATATTTCTTCTAAAATAGCTCCGTCTGTAATATCAGTTTTTTGTAATTCTATATTACCTTTATATTCTTCTTTAAGTTTCTTTAAAGCTGCTACTCTTGCTTCGGTACTTTGTGCCGTATCATTAATAACCGAAAGTAAAGCTTTATCTTTTACAATAGTTTCTTCTGCTGATTTTGCATTTTCGGCAAAACCGTCTCGCATAGATTTTTGAGCCTTCTCAAATTCCCCCGTTTGATTTACAAAATTCATTATATCATCGCCAAATGCAATAAATAATGAAGATACTGCGCCCAAAGCCAATCCTATACCAGCAGGACCCATTAAACCTGCTGCCATAGATTTTAAAGCGTTACCAGTTCCGCCGCTTTCTTTTTGTAGTCTTTGAAATGATTCTAATAAAGGGTTAAGGTTATTTGCAATACCAATAAACCCATAAGGCGCGTCCTGCGCAACTCTTGACAAGTTACTTAAAGTATTTGTTGCGTCTGAGGTTGGTTTTGCAGCTTTTTGTACAGCAGTAGAAAAGTTATTAACCGAATTTGTAGCCTGATTTAATCCCGCTTGTAAGTCTTGCGTATTGGCTCCTATATTAATTTGTAAATTCTCTTGTAACATTCTTTTTTTAGTTTACTCCATACAATTTTAATGTCCTCGTAAGTTCATCGTCGCTTAGCATAGTTTTCTCTTCCACTTTATCTGCATTATCAATGTCAGGCATAGGCCAAAACGATTGAATAGATTTAGGCGACTTTTCAGCCGTGCTACTTAGGTATATAATATAGGCCAGGTTTCGTGTCCTGGCCCATTCACTTAACTCTTTTTTTTCCTTTCCCATTACGATAATAGAAAAGTCCTTCCAAGTCATTTCCCAAAACTCGTTTGGTCTTATATCGCATTCAGCAGCTTTAACTAATACATCATCCCAATTTAGCTTTATTAGGCTTTTTTTTTTCTTCTTTGACAACTCCTTGAACCGTTGTTACGGTTGTTGAAATAATGTATTTAACATATTCCATGATTTGCCCTTCTACATTAAAAAGTCCACCTAATTCATCAATCCAATCACAAACATCAATCTCCGAATATTCAATATCTTGTTTGTTACTTATACAAGCTGATTTATAACCTATGTAAATCATCTTTACAAATAAGTTTAAATCGTATTGAGATTTGCTTAATAATTCAAAGTACTTATCAATCGTTAAATTGTTTTCAATGCAAAATTCTCGCATTGACCAAGTACCCCATTTTAAGTTTATTGTTTTGTCGTTTAATTTTAGTTGAAACATAGTTGTTATTGTTTTTTATTATGCAGTTACAGTTTGAGTTAATGGAGGTAAAGCTACTGTTAAAGTTGCACTGAACTTAACGTCTTCTTTATCCGCTGCAGTTACATCAAAAGAAGATATAAATACAGTACCGCTATAAACTACGTTACCACTTGCAGGGCTTGAAGGTCCCATCTTGATACC